GGGATGATACTGGAAAAGTAGACAATACTTCTGAAATTTTTACTAATAATGACTTGTTTGATTTATGGGACCCAAGAAATCTCAGGGATGATACTGGAAAAGTAGATAATACTTCTACGGTTTTTACTAAAAATGACTTGCTTGATTTATGGGACCCAAGGAATCTTCGGGATGATGCTGGCAAGGTAGATAATACTTCTGAACCTTGGGTTGACCCCAAAGTTACTCCCACGCCCCCGCCAACTAGAGCGCCTACGCCTACGCCTGCGCCAACTAGAGCCCCAGCCCCATCTCCGGGCGGAACAAGTGTAGGCGGAGTTCTTGGCGGTCTTGCGGCTGCGGCTTTGTTGGGTAAAGTGTTGGGCTTGTTTGATAGCAGTTCTAGCGACAAGTACGCTGGAATTAAGATGCCTAAGCTATCTGACATTCCTAAGCCCGATACCCCGCAGATTGCTCCGGTTCGAGTAGTTCCTATTCCTGTTTCGTCCGTGTCTCAAGAAAACAAAGACCTTCTGGCGAAAAGGCTCGGCTCTACTCCTCTCGCGCATGGTGGTCTGGCGCGTCTGGCCACTCCGCTATTCGCCCACGGTGGTCGTTTAGATTTCCGCCATGGCGCTCCTGTAAGAGGGGCTGGTACTGGTCAGTCGGATGATATCCCTGCGCTTCTCAGCGATGGCGAGTACGTGATTGATGCTGACACCGTCGCGGCTCTAGGTGATGGCTCTAATAAAGCTGGCGCAGAAGCTCTTGATAAGTTCCGAGAGCAGATTCGTAAACACAAACGAAGTGCGCCACATGACAAAATCCCGCCTAAGGCTAAATCGCCGCTGGCTTATTTGAAAGAGGTGAAGTGATGGATTGGACACAAGGTGTTGCGCCGCCATCGACAACGATGACGACTGAGAAGTCTACGCAGACTCCTCAGTTTTATACCGACTACCTACAGAACATCGCCAACTTTGGTCAACAAGGCGTGACTGGTGGTGGCGTTGCTGGTTTGTCGCCTCTTCAACAACAAGCATTTGATGTCGCCCCCAGCACGGCTTTTGCCGGCTCCGCTACGACTGGCATGGGTTCAGACTTTCTGAATACTGCTGGGCAAAGCGTTGCCCCCTCGATGGTGCAGCAGTATCTGAATCCCTACACTCAGAATGTTGTGGATGAGATGGCTCGCCTACAGCAGCGGAACATTCAGGAGAGTGTTCTGCCGGGCCTTCGTGCGGCCACTGCGGGTGTGGGTGGATTTGGAAGTCAGCGTGCCATGCAGGCCACCGGCAACATCATGCGTGATTTGCAGGCCGATTTACTTGGCCGACAAGCCCAAGCCCTTCAGTCTGGATATGGTCAAGCCCTCGGTGCGGCGCAGACAGATTTGAGTCGTATGCTTCAAGCCGGTCAAGCTGCTGGTCAACTTGGAACTGCACAACAAAATATTGCACAAGGCGGTCTAAATACCTTGATGAGTCAAGGCAAAGCACAACAAGCACAAACCCAAGCTGAACTTGACTACCCAATGGCTCAAGCCGCTAAGTACGCTGGCTTGTTGGCTCCGTATGCTGGCTCCATTCCGACGACTCAAACCACCCAAGAGACTGGTGTTCGTCCGGGCGTTACATTTGGTCCCAGCCCGCTGGCTACTCTCGGTGGTGTTCTTACTGGCCTCGGTGCGTTCTTGTATGGCCCGGGTGGTTCAGCTGCTGCAACTCAACAAGCTGGTGGAACGCAAACTGGCCTGTTGCCATCAGTTTTGCAAGGCATTTTGGGTAGTAGCACGTATGACAGTATTTTTGGCTCTAACGTCAACAATGCGCCAATTATTGAGAAGTCTCAACCGGCTGCATAATAAAGGTTAAATTTTATGGACGAACAAGATAGCCAACTTGACCCGTTTGCCAAGTCAATAGAGGAAGAACAGGCGGCGCAAAAGGCGCTGCTTTCTCGGTATCAACAACTGCAAAATACTTTGCAGCAACGTACCAATCTTCCGTTTGACCCCACCCTGATGAAGATTTCTCAGGCTTTGTTGTCGCCGACAAAGTCGGGTTCGTTTGGTGAGTCTCTTGGTATGGGTGTTCAGGCTCTCGTCGAAGGCTCTGAACAAGAACAAGTGCGCCAGCAAAATATGGCCAAGATGCAAGCAGAACTAGAAGAGAAAGTTCTCGGTATCAAACAAAAGGGTTCTCAGCTTCAAGCCATCCGTCAACTTGCTGGATATGGTGGTGCTCCCGCTGGGGCAGTCGCCGGGACAGGCGCTCCCGCTGGCGCTCCTGCAGGGGCCGCCCCGGGTGCCGCATCGTCATTTGAGTCTTCGCTTCAAAACTTTGGCATTCAAGTGGCCGAGGGTGACCCTGAGTATTTGAAGTCTGACCAACAATTGGTTCAAGAATTGTGGACATCTGGAATTCGTGACCCGCAAAAAATGCGCGAAGAGATTCGCAAATATAAGAAAGACCGTTTTGACCCTAAAGAGGGGAGCATCTTTGACCGTGGCACCGGCAAAATAATTCTTATCCCGACCGGCAAGACTGTAGATGGGCTGACCATTTACAACCCAGATGGAAGTTATATGGGTTCTTTTGATGGTGTTGACTCTGGAATGGCGGCTAGATTGAATTCGTTCCGTCCCGGCTCGCAGGGATATAACGAACTGGCTGCAATAATTACCGGAACCAAACGCCAGCAACCTTCAGCACCGAGCGCACCCACTGAAGGTGCAGAGCCGACTCCTAGTGAGGCTGTGCCTAGCGCAGAACCCCCGAAGGCCGCAGAACCAGAGACAGGCGCGGGTCAACGCACGGCGCCCACCGCGTCTGAAAGGGCTGCAACTAAAGAGGCTCTACAAGAGGAAGCAAGAACTACCGCTAAGGGCGCTGGAGAGCTAACAAACAAGTGGCGCTCTGCTGCTGAAGTTTCTGGCACGCTTATGTCCACCGGTGAGTCTATGGTTAGGCTCATTAATACCAATCCAGATGCATTCCGCATCATGAGCAAGCCCGGGGTTGGGCAGTCAGTTGCTCGTGCCATTAGCGAAGGTCTTTCGGCATCGGTTGGCGGTGGTTCGCTATCTATCAATTTGCCGGTAAAAAAGCTGCTTGAAGCAGGCTTGACGCAAAAAGAATTGGATACCTTGTCTTTGTTTGCCAATCAGTTGGCAACAATGAAACAAGCAAACCGAGAAATGTCTCGGATTCCGGGTGAAGGCACTACGTCTGACCTAGAAACCAGACTGGCCAATGAAATGATTTCGGTTGAAAACGCCTCTCCCGAGGCAACCAAAATGATTACTACGGCCACGATGATGCGTGCTCGTTATGCTGACCAACGGTTTGATTTGCTTACACAATTAAAGAGTCGCGGTTTGACAACCGACCAAGCCTTGGCCAGTCAAGAAATGAAGGACCTAAAGTCTGGATACAGAGAGGCTCTTACCGCTCTGGCGCAGCAAAATGCAAACTTGTTGAAGCCTACTAAAACTATTAGAGGCACAATCAAGAGTCCAGAAAGCAGTGAAAGTGATGTTCCGCCGGGATACATTCGTGACCCGAAAACCAAAAAGATTCGCAGAAAACTTGAGGGCGAGTGATATGGATGCCAAGAGACAGTTTATTGAGGAATACGCCCCAATTGCCGAAGATGTCGGCGAGAAGATTGGTGTGTCTGCTGACATTCTGCTGTCCCAGTGGGGTCTTGAAACAAGGTGGGGCACTAGCATTGTTGGTGAACACAACCTTGGAAACATCAAAGACTTTGCTGGTGGGGGTAAGGAAGCTAAGGGTGAGAAGTATTTGAACTTTGAAGACCCCGAGGCTTTTGGGGATTATTACGCGCACATGATTAAGCGCAACTTCCCCGGTGCTCTTAATGCAAAGTCCGACCTCAATCAATTTGTTGAAGGTTTGCAGTCTGGGGAAAAGGGCCCATACGCAGAAGACGAAAACTATGGAGAGTCTTTGTCTGGCGTTCTTGCCACCACTCAATCTATTTATGAAGCTCCTAAGCAAGGAAAAAAAGAAGAAGAAGAAAAACCTTTTCTTGACCGAGTAAAAGATATTGCCAACAAGTACGGCGAAGAGGTTGCTTCAACGGCAGGGCTTGGTGCCGCAAAAGGTGTTGCTGAAAAGATTTTCTTGGAACCTAAAGCCCCAGTAGAGATTTCGGAAAAAGATGTATTCAGGGCAGAGCAAAGAGTAAGGGAAGCAGAAAGCAAACTTAATTCTGTCAGAGACTCCGCTCTTTTGAGGGGGGAGGCTCAATCGCCAGCCGATTTGCAGCAATCGATTGTTTCTGCTAACAATGAATTAAATGATGCTGCAGAGGAATTGAGACAGGCTCGCGCAGCGTCAAGGCAGGCCGCTGGTATGCAGCCGCCGACGATTGAGTCAATCACAGACCGCCTTGCTAAAGCAGAGGCTGCGGAGGCTGCCGCCCGTCAACCAAAACTGTCGGGCGCTCAAAACTACGCAATAGGTTCATGGGGACGAACTGGCGCCCCCGAGCCTTTGCCTGCCTCTTTGATTTCGCAAATTGAAAGTATGTCTGGCAAAACCGAAAGGGGTGCCAATACTTTGATGCGTCTTGAAGAAGAGCGCCGGGCTGCTGGGCGTCGAATTGACCCAAACATAAAACTTTATAGTTCTGAAGGTATTGCGGTTCCTGCTGAAGTTGGTGCGGAACGTCTTGCAGCAATTGAAGCGGCTCAACAAGCTGAGAGAGAGTCGTCTGTTTTGGGAAGACAAACCGCTGCGTTTGCAGAACGTGAAGCAGAAGCGCAAAGAATTTTGCAAGCTCAACAAGAAGCAGCTGCTCAGGTACGAGCTGCTCGAGAGCGCCGTTCGGCGGCAGAGTTGGCCGCTCGAGAAATGAGAGCGCAGGCAGCAGAGTCGGCTCGCTTGGCCGGGAAACTTTCCACTCGAGAGCAAAATTATGCGGATGCTGTTGCCGAGGCAGAGAGACTTGCAAAAGAACGTCGTGGCCCACTGTCACGCTTTCTTACCGGCGCTGGATATAAAGCATCTAAGGCGCCGATTATATTGGGCGCTTTAGGCGGTCTAGGAACTGGACTATCTTTTGCTGATGCTGTTGAGCGTTACAAACAAGGTGACAGAACAGGTGCTGTGTTGTCAGCCCTTGAGGGTGGGTTTTCAGCAGCATCTATGGTTCCGGCTTTTAACCCAGCGACTGCTGCTGTTCGGGGAATCGGAACGGTTGGCGGCCTGTCTTTGGCTCCCATAATTTTGCTGCGAGATTATTTGAGAAGCCGCCCCGCTCCGCCAGAGGAAATCTCTGCAACCCGTTAAGCAGTACCGCCGGCAGGCATCAACATGAGGGCATGAACATTCATAAGAATGTCGTGCCCTTCTTGTTTTCCTTTTTTGTAGCCATTCTCATAAGCCATGCTTAGAAGTTTGGCAACTTCGGTAGTATCATAAATACAGCCGTCATCAAAATCTTCAGCGACTTCCATGACATATGGAATGTCAATGTCGCTGTCATCGCCTGTTAGAAAACAACTATATCTCATGGTTTTCTTTTTGCTCCGCAAGAACCTTAGCCACTTCTTTGTTCAGAGTACTAACAAAATCAACGCAGAACTCTCGCTCTGCACGACGGGCTTGAATGCTAGCAACAGCAGCAATCTTTTTGCCAAACTCTAGGACATCTACTTCGTCTGCATATAGTCCCTCGGGGTCTTTGTTTTCGCAATACAGAAAAATTTGACGGATGTCTTCATCAGTAATCATAGGTTCCTCAAGAGTGTGAGTTTTTCAGTTGCCAGTACGAAAGCAGGTGGGTGAACATTTCCCACCCTGTCTGCAAGTCTTCCTCGGGCCATTCCTTAACGACTGCCAGCCCGGGCACAGACCTTGAGACAAAGACGTTTGCACACCGCGCAGTAGGCATACCAAGACCTACCCGATAGGCAGCCAGCTGCATTAGGTGTTCGTCATACGCTCCGATGTTGTCAGCATCAGTGAACTCTTTTGTTTTGATGTCCACAACGATATCTGGGGCGTGCATATCGACTTTTCCACCGAACCCTAGTTCATGCGCAAAGGCTCGTTCGCATACCCAAGTCTGTTCCCCGAAGACGTTCTTCACAGCGTCTCTGCAGGCTTCAACATACTTGTCATGGCCACCACTATGGGACCGTCCTTCATAAGAACATTGAATAGATTCGTGAATAGCTGTGCCGGCATCTGCCGCTGCTCGACCCTGCTCTTTTGAGTCGTCAAGAATCCGGCTGATGTACTCATCTTCAGACTCTGAATCCCTCTTCGGAAGGGTAAGAGCCGCCATCAAGACCTGACGCTGCATCCACGCGTTTAGAGCGGGTTTGGAGGCCACATTAAGGATGGTGGTCACCGAGGGTACAAGATTCAGTTTTCGCGCGTCACGGAGCGTTGTAGGGCGTTGTAGACCCTTTGCTGACTCGACGGTATACATCGGCTCACCATCGCGGGTATACCAGTGCGTAGACTCAGCTGCGCGGGCTGATGCGATAAGGCTCATAGAATTATTCCCAATTTTTGTGCTCTTCCCTGAGTCGATTGACCGCTTCAATCAAAGCGGCAATGTCATCGTTATCCATGAAGACGGTGTCATCACCTTGGGTGAGCCTAAACCCAAGACCATCCACCCCATAGTCTGCGGTTATGGTTATGTCTGCAGGTGGGAAGTTTTCGTCACGAACAATGACAAAAGAATTTGATATCAATCTGCTCATTTTTCTTCCTTTATAAACACGCCACCTTCAATCATGTGGCCCTTACGGTCCTTGATTTCGTGCCACGCAGAATCTAGACACTTGGGTACGGTGAGACCGTAGAAGTGACAGTAGATGATGAGGCAGACAGCTACATCGCCTACAGCATCCTCAATGTCGTCGAGTCTTCCCTTTGCTTCGCCATCGGCGAGTTCCCCGGCCTCTGAGAACATCTTGAGTAGTTGTGCGCGGGGGTTGGAGTTTTGGACAATGCCACGGTCCAGTGCCCACTGGATGACGTTGCTCTGTAGAGACTCAAAAGATTGAGTGGCTGTCATTTTTTCTTTTCCTGTTCCTTTTTGCGCTTTTCAATGGCCTTTTTAAGAGCCTCTTCAAAAGTACCGCTCATGGTGTCTCCTTTGGTGTCACGGCTTTTTGTACGTCCTGTCCGCGCAGGGTCCGCATAGCCATCGCTTAGTGTTCTTTGTTGGCTTCCACATTCCGCCCTTCTCAATGCGGACATACTTCCGGCAGCTAGAACAGAATCTTTCACCAGTTGAGTTCTCATGAGCACTTTTAGCAACTCCGAGGGTTGAGGTAGGCGAGGTCATTTATCTGACCATTCTTGTAGTTTTGCCTTCATCTCTTTTTTCACGTGCTCCTTAATCAGCTCTGCTAGACGATTGAGTTTGTCCACCCACTGAGAACCGTAGTGCTGTGGGTCCAGACAATCTGCTTCGTGTGCTAGTCGTATCAGTTCTTGTCTTGTCATGCAGTCTCTCCGCTTAAACATTTCATGGCCTGAATCGTTGATTCCAGCTTCCGAATCTTGCGGTTCTTTTCGTTCAGCAAGGCTTCGTAGTGGTGAGTGATGTCAGCAATCTGTCTCTGATATTCAACGTCAGTTGTCATCATCTGAATCAGTTGCTGGGAAATGTTGAGTTGGCGTTGCATGAAGTCCATTTTTTTATCTCCTTTCCCAGCGCACTGGGTGTTAAAAAGGCAGGTCGTCGTCTAAGTCTTCGTAAGTCTTTTTCTCTGGGGCTGGGCGTGAATCTTTAACGGGGACTGGCGCGTAAGACATCCGCGAACTCCACTCCGGCGCCTTTTCAATCTTCGCCTTGAGACCGTCAGAGAAGGTTTCCCAGATGGTCATATCTGGGTTGTCAAGCACAAACATCTGCGTGATGTTGTAAGCCTCCGGTAGGCCCTGCTTCTTGATGTTCGGGGGCACCGGATTGATGGTGTTGATGTTGGTGTATTCCTTACCGTTGTTTCCTGTAGAGCGAGAAACAGAAATCATTGCCCAGTGACCCAAGACGTTCCCAAGCTCAAACCCCTTGAGTTCTTCAGGCGTGAAGTCACGACCGCGCCAAGCAATCAAGTCTTTGCGCAGGGTGGCGTTTTCGGAAAGGCTTACGGTGTAGTTCTTCGAGATGGTCATCGGCTCGCCCTTTGTAGTTAACAGGGGATTGCCGTTGTCATCCTCAGAGTGAACCTCCCACTGCATCATCAACTTAGGAAGATGCTTGGTCACACCCATGTACTCAGACTGCTGGGTGCCGAGGTCAATAATTCGGTAGCACCGGGCCAAATGCATACCCGGAGGAACGGGAGTAAAACTACCTTTGCTGCCCGCTTGAATTACAAAAGACATCATTCGCTCCTTTTTCCAAGACCACAGGCGTAGCGCATAAGCGTTACGTCTTCACTGGTCGCGCTGTTACGTTCAATTCGATTCAACGCTTCTTCCATCATCTTCTGAAGCTCAAGCTCGGCCTGATGCCAAGCCTCATACTGGTCGTCTCTTTCCATCGCTGTCTCCCTGAATGGGAACCCCACCTTACATCATTTGTTGGCGACTTACAACCCCCTTGTAACGATAAATTCAATCATGTAAGGTGTATGAAAGGAGGACGTATGAACCTGAAACAGTATTTTTTTGATAAGCCCCGTGGGTCAAAGGCTGCTATGGCGGCCAGTATTTGTGTCTCGCGGACGTGGATGGCTTTGTTGATTGCTGGAAGCCGCCGCCCTAGCCCGGAGCTGGCGATAGCCATTGACCGGTATACCAACGGGGAAGTCTCTCGCCGGGATTTGCGCCCCGACATCTTTGGAGAAAATGATGCCTGAGTGCCTTGGCTCGCATTTGTGTGAACACGCGCCGTCGATGGTTACCCTCGAAGACGGATTTGTAGTGTGTAGCAGCTGTCCTGAATGGCGCAAAGAATGCGAAGCCAAGCGCCTGCTGACGTACCCGGTGGTGGCTCGTGCGGAGGCTTTCCGCGAGCGCGAGAAGATTCGTGGCGCTGAGGCCACTCACGACTTAAAGGGTATGGTTGAAAAACTGAGGGCGAAGCAAGCAGAACTCCGCCGGAAGAAGGCAGAGCAATGGTTACGATAATTCTGCCGTGGCCGCCTAGCATTAACACGTACTGGCGTTCATTCCGAGGCAGGGTTGTTCTGTCGAAGAAGGGCGTTGACTATCGCAAGGCCGTCTGCGAACAGATTGCTGAACAGGCTGTTGGCAAGTTCGGCAGTGAAAAGATTGAGATGTCGATTGAGGCGTTTCGTCCGGACAATCGGAAGAGGGACTTAGACAATATCCTCAAGAGCGTACTGGATTCGCTGGCTCATGCCGGCGTGTATGACGACGACTCCCAGATTCACAAACTGACTGTGTTCTGGGGGCCTCACGTTGGTGGTTACGCGAAAGTGAGGATTTCATGCTTATCTGGTTCAACCTTTTAGTTCTGTTCAACGGTCAAGTCTTTTGGTTAGGTGCATACGAAACGCAGGAAGAGTGTCAGATTCATCAAAAAGAGTTTGAGGCGGCTAACCCCGGAGTGGCGTGGTGCCCCTTTGTAAAAGTGGAGAAGACATGAAAATTGACCCGCACAAGGCGGTGGACTTTATCCTTGAAAACGCGAAAGACTTTGCTGCGGCGAAGGCTCAAAGAATCTACCTCGAGGAGTTCCGCAAGTCGAAGAAGGCTCTTTTGATGAAGGAGTCTTTTGAGGAGACGGTCGGAGCACAAGAACGTGAAGCCTACGCTCACGTAGAGTACAGAGAACTACTGAAGGGCCTGAAAGAGGCCATTGAAATCGAGGAGAAACTCCGGTGGGACTTAATCGCAGCCCAAGCAAGAATCGATGTCTGGCGAAGTCAAGAAGCCTCAAATCGGTCCGAAGGAAGAGTCCTGTAAAAATCATCCCGGTATCCGAAGAGTCGATGTGCATCTCCGAGGTCTATCTGGGTGTTCTGAAACGCGGTGACTTTCCGGTTAAAAAAGTTTTGATGAAGACCATCACAGGTCAAGTCGAGAGGGAAGTCTACAAACTTCATATTTGGGATAAGAAGCCTGTTGGGGTGTTTGCTGACACCATCACAGGGTCCCTCTTCAACTGGCAGGGCAAGTGTCTGTCCTCAACGCAACGTCGAATCGTGCGGTGGCTATGAACTATCGGAACAGGAAGTTACTTGACGCCGCTAGAGACCAGCCCTGTATGCACTGTGGGATTCAGGACGGTACTGTGGTGGCTGCGCACTCTAATTGGAGTCGCCATGGCAAGGGGATGTCTATCAAGGCCCATGACTGCTTCATAGCCTTCTTGTGTAGTAGTTGTCATCACGAGATTGACCAAGGCTCCAAACTCTCAAGGGTCGAGCGTCAACAGCTTTGGCAGGATGCCTTTGAGAAGACCTTGCTACATTTGTGGCAAACCGAACGGCTGACAATCAAATGAGAATTTCCGCCGTGATGAGAAACCCAAAAGCCGCCCACATTGACTTCACGCCTTTCGTGGGAATGATTGAGTCAAACCCTAAGTTCCTGCCTAGCAATTTAGATATGGTTATGGAGCGTTTTGGGAGCTTTCTGGTGGCTGAATGGAAGCGCCCGGGGGAGACTATCAAGATAGGCCAGCAACGCCTCCTAGAGGCTCTAGCGAAGGTTCCTGACTTCACTGTACTCATCATCACTGGCAACACGGATGATGGCTTGAATGTGGCTGCTGTTCACCGGGTCATGCCAGACGGAAGTTTAAAGTTTGTCTGTGACTCACCGGATGAACTGCTGGTCCGTATGCAGGACTGGTACGAAAAAGTAAGCGGGCCGTAGCCCGCTATTTTTCAAGCTGCTTCTTGTTCGTCTTCGTCGTCGTCAAAGTCTTCTTCATCATCAAGAACGTCGTCTTCATCAATTTCGACGGCGTGCCACGATTCGGTGGTCTCGTCAGCATCGCGGTCAACCGCATCCTTGATAGCGTCAGAGGCGCTGTCTGCTTCAACCCAGTACTCGAAGCGGACGATGTTGGTGATATTCCAAAGCATAAAAGTCTCCCAGTTAGCGCGGATGCGCTTGTAAAGATTAAGGTCATTCTATGACTACAGCACTACAAAAAAAGTTGTTGACGAGTCCAAAATGATACGTTATGGTTCAGCCTGTCTGGGGTGGCACCTAGACACCGCGTTTAGGAAGACCCCAGTCTATTGATAGGGGCTTGTGTGGCACTGCAACACGTACCTAAACGCCGTGTTCTAGTGTTGCCCAAGCCAAGGGCCAAGCCTCTATCAGTACACTGGGGTTTTGCTTTTGGAAGACCGCTAGGCTTGTCGGCGAGATACGGCAGGGGTCTAGGGATACGCGCACTGTGGGGTTAGATTTGAGATGCGCGGGAGGTGGCGAAGCCAGAGCCTCTAATCGAACGTCTGGCGGGTGCTGTTGGCTCCGGCGTGGGTAGACAGTTGAAGGCACTTAGGGATTAGGCTAGGTGCGTTCCACCAGCATGGGTAGATATTACTAAGGATTAATAATAATGAAGAAGTTTACTGAGTACCGTGCTCATGACTACCGGGTTCCTCGGTCGATGAAAGAGGCTTATGGTCGAGACGTTCCTCTGTTCATTGAAGAGAAACCTGTGTTTGATAAGACTGACGTTATCGTTTCTATTCTTTTGATGGGGATTGCAGCGTGCGCCTACATTGTTTGAATGTTTGGGAAGACAACCATTGTGTCCGGGGTGACCGAAAGTTCTGGTTGAACTTTGAGAAGACTGCCGGCTGGTACTCATTCACGATTCTGGGTTTCTGTTTTATTCTTTTGAAGAAACCCGAGAAGGATTGACGATTGTTCTAGCGTACTCTCCGAAGTCACGGTGATACGTAATACATTGAGCGTCACGTTGAGACCTGTATCCGGCGTTGTGTGCCCAGAGGTCTGATGGTTGTAAGACTCGATGGGTTTCGACTGATACACCCGGTAGGTCTTTGAGAGTCTTGTGGTGGATGTGTCCTAGATGTGCATACCTGTGTGTACATTCACCCCACATCGCAGGCTTGTCGGCTGCCATGATTCCTAGCATCTGTTCTGTTTTAACTGTGTCCCCGTGGGTGGCGGCAATCATTACTTTGCCGAACTGTTTGAAATAGAACTTGTTGGCTGATGTCTCAACGTAGACTCGAGGTTCGTTTTCGTAAGCGACCTGTAGCCACAGCGAAAGGTCGATTGCGGAATAGTCGTCATGATTTCCGATGATGTTCCAGACACTGACTTTTTCATGTTTATGCAGAGACATCCGAATCATCTCTCGCAGTATCCTGAAACCTACTTTTCTAACCTTCTGGTAACGTCCATCGACGTCAAGGTGGTGCCCGCTTCTAAGTGTTCTATTCTGACCATCGTCGGAGTGGAAGTAATCACCGAGATTGAGGATGATGGCCTCTGATGCAGCTGGTGACCTTTCAACCAAATCGTCATGCGCCCGGAGGAAAATTGATTCTGCCTTCTGAAGGTCGTGGTCTTCACCGACTTCCTCGTGCCATGTACGCTGACCGATGTGTGGGTCGCCATAGATGTAGACTGACAGCAGTGACTGGTCGCAGGCTTCAGTTGGTAAGTGCGTTGGTGTGACTCTGATGATGTCTTCTTTGAATGCTTCGAGAAACGCTTGTTTGATATCTTCCGAGTTCTGATGGTCTTCTCTAGTCTTTACCCACTGGCCGCGTACTTTTCCATCCTCGGAGTAGTAGGTCGATACGCCTTTCACGACGTAGCCCGGTGGAATCCCATGAATCAAATCATGCTCTGGACTCATCCCACGTCGTGCAGCCCGGAGTCTAACTCTCTGAAGACCGCGCTCAATTGCTCGAGTCGATATCCCAAGGGCTTGAGCCGCCTTAGATTGAGTGCCGTGCTCTTCAATCGCATCCAGCATCTCATGCTCTCGCACGGTCGCAAATTCACGTAAGTGGTTCATCTGTCACCCCAAAGCCAAAGTAAACACATACTTAACTGCAATTATTGCCAACATACTACAAGGGTAAAAAATGGAACAAGATTGGAGCGCATATCTCATCAAGGCTGAGACTCTCATCCGTCGAGCCACCGAAGATTTGAACGCCAAGAATTGGAAGCGTGCCGACGAAGAGCTGGCCGACATCGTCCACAACGCCCGCATGGCCCGTTTCTGGCTAGCCAACTCCAACAAGTTGTAACAAAAGATTCAACTACACAGGGATTGTGTGTGAGATAGTTACATCACGGCGATGTGCCGGACAGAGAAAAGGATAGACAGATGGACCGCACTCTTACTCAAGTTGACGAGCTTGGTGTTCTGCTAGCTCAAATCAAGGACCTCGAGGCTCAAGCTGAAGCCATCAAGGACCAGCTCAAGGATGTTGCTAGCGCCGGTGGCCCCACCGTGTTCGAGGGCAACTTTTTCAAGTCCACCTACGTTGAGGCTAACCGCTCGACAGTGGACTGGAAGACTCTGGCCTCAGAGTTCAACATCCCTGCTGATGCGATTGCTCGTCACACCAAGACGACTGCAGTGTTCTCAATCAAGACCACCAGCCGCTGAGGGGGATGACATGACTACTACCCGCTGGTTTGCTGAAGAGCAGTTTGACAACAGAGAGTCGCTTGGCATCGTTCTGTTTGACCAATACCGTCAGCCGATTGCCAATTTCTCTGGGATTGGCTACCCCGACTTTGCCAACGCCAAGCTGTGCGCTGCTGCACCCGACCTGCTGGCGGCTTGCATCGAGGCAACTGCAATCTTCGACAACTACCCACAGACGCAAGAGCTGGTCGGCACTTATCAAGTGCTGATGTCCGCCATTGCCAAGGCAACTACAAACTAACACCGGGGGCTTCGGCCCCCTTTGGAGAGCGAAATGGAATTCAAAGGACAAAAGATTAAGTACGACAGCATCCGCCTCAACGGCATCCTGAACTGGTCAAACGGTCAGCTGGCTGATGCATTCATCGTCTACGCCGAGTATGAGAACGGTACCCTACTCACCGAGGATGAACTCGATGAGCTAGGCCAGACCAGCGAGGCCGATGAGGCCATCTACGAAATCCAACTTAGCAAGAGATAAAAAAATGACTTATGCCGAGACCGACATCGTTTACTGCTACTGGCTGAAGACCGTCCAGTTCGTGCCGCACTACGTCAAGGAAGGTGTTTACGTTGCGCCCGGCGGAATTTACCGCACTGAAGAGTGGCTGCGCGAAAACAACGCTAAAAGGGCTATAGACCAGCTCTGGCCGCGACACTGGATGAAGTAACCCACAGGCCCTTCGGGGCCTTAATTTTTTTTCATCTAAGTGTTGACATCGAGGATTGTGTAACTTAGGATTACCTAACGGTCACTTGAGACCGGACAGCGAGGACGAAATGAACTACCACGAAGCACTCTGGATTGTTGACGAATACCTTTATGGCGAAGAGGACCACGGCTGTACGAACGCGCTCAAGTACCTGAGCGAGCACCGTGACTTCGACAAGCTTCCCAAGGACGTTAAGCGTTTTGCCCACGAGCGTTATCACGAGGGCTACTTTGAAATCGACTTCATTCACGGACCGTACTGAGGAGACTGAAATGCTTGCCTACTGCGACTACATTGCACACCTCTGCCGCACTGCTCTGCAGAACCACGATGCCCAGAGCCTTATCTATGCCGCCGGCCCTGTGAGGCTGGACCTCGATGATGGCGGCGCCCTGAACAGCACTACAAAGCACTTCACAGTGACTGACATTAACGGAAAGCGTTATACGGTCACGGTCGAAGAGGTTGTCGAAGCGCCGGAACTTGTCCCGGGTGTAAACGAAGCACTGAACTTACTAACCATCCGGGGGTGATAAAATGGCAGCACTGTTTTCAATTTGGCTAGCAGCCCAAAGTTGTACTGTGCAGGACTACTGGTTCCCCAAGGGAACTCTTAAATGTATGACCTGCTGCGACGACGGGAAGTGTTGGACGATTTGCCAATGAAATACCTTTCTGTTTGCAGCGGAATTGAGGCCGCCTCTGTGGCTTGGCACCCGCTGGGCTGGACGCCTGTAGGTTTCGCCGAAATAGAGTCATTCCCAAGCGCCGTTCTGGCGCACCATTATCCTAATGTTCCTAACCTAGGGGACATGACTAAATTCAAGGATTGGAATGTTGAAGACATTGACTTGCTCGTCGGCGGAACGCCTTGCCAAGCCTTCTCTGTTGCTGGACTTCGGGGAGGACTTTCAGATTCCAGAGGAAACCTCACCCTCACCTTCGTCGAAATGGCAGACCACTTCGACCCTAACTGGATTGTCTGGGAAAACGTGCCGGGCGTCCTCTCAAGCCAAGACAACGCCTTCGGATGTTTTCTGGCAGGCCTTGTCGGAGCAAGTGAGCCCCTCGTTCCAGACGGCCGATGGGACAACTCAGGTTTGGTCTCTGGGCCGAAGCGCACAGCTGCATGGCGCATTCTTGATGCTCAATACTTCGGAGTGGCCCAACGACGCAGACGTGTCTTTGTGTGCGCTGTCCGAGGTTCTAGAAACTGGGCCGCTGCCAGAGCGATTTTTTCTGTCGGCGAAAGCGTGTACTGGGATTCTGCGCCGCGCCGAGAAACGCGGCAAAGCATTGCCCCCACAGTTAGCAGCGGCGCTCCTTTCAGTCGCACAGGAAACGAAAGAGTAGAGGCTCAAGCATTAGTCTCCCACGCCTTCAAGGTGTGCCAAGGCTGCGAGGGTGGAGGCAAAGGCTATCTGGGTAGCGATGAGCTGGCGCTCACCATCTCAACGCACCAAGACCAGCACATCGCGCAGCCCATCACGTTTGGCGCACAGATGTCTACGCCGCAGACCGATGTCAATCTGGTACAGACGTTGCAGGCCAAGAACCCGATGGCCGTCGCGCAGCCGGTGGCGTTTGATGGCTACAGTCAAACTGTATCTAACATCTGCCAAACTATTAGGGCAAGCAAGTCTGATGGAGACCATGTCGGTATGGTGCTGCAGCCGGTGGCGTTCGCGCAAAACCAACGTGACGAAGTGCGGACAATGGAAATTGCGGGTGCGTTAGCTGCGGAACCCGGCGCGAAACAGCAGACGTATTTGCACCAAGCTATGCAAGTGCGCCGCCTCACGCCGACTGAGTGCGAACGGTTGCAAGGCTTCCCCGGCGGTTACACGAACATCCCGTGGCGCAACAAGCCAGAGGCACCAGATGGCCCGCGATACAAGGCGTTAGGCAATTCAATGGCCGTACCAGTCATGCATTGGATTGGTAAACGAATCAACAACTTGATATAATTAAAGAGCAGGGTAGTGAAGAGGTACCACGCCGGCTTCATGCGCCGGAAACCCGGGTTCAAATCCCGGCCCTGCAACCAATCACTTGTGTAACAAAAGATTCACGCATACAGGGATTGTATGTGAGATAGTTACATCACGGCAAACGAGCCGGATAGCGAACTAAGGAGAATCAAAATGAAAGCATTCAAGCATTTGGTTAAATCTGCCCTGAAGTGTGGACACAATGTTTCGGTGTGGGACGGCGAAGCATGGGCAGAACGCAGAAGCACAAACCAAAAAGCAATTTTTGCCGCCATTGAGTCCGTTGAAGAAGCTCAAATTAGGGTTCGCGACAAGGATGGCAACCTTCTGGGTTGGGCATTGATTGTACCGTTTGGGTTGGAAGATGACGAAACTGTTGTTGATGCTAGTGGATTGGCTTTTTGGGTTCCACACTCAATTGAATTTGGTAATTAATAAAAATTACACGGGGGCTACGGCCCCCTAACAGCAAAACCAAAAGCGAAGGATAAACATCATGGCATTCAAAGGCACCAGCGGCGGATTTACCTTCGAGCAAAAGATGGCTCGTATGTACTGGGACCAATATAAGGACGGTCGAACCCTAGTCCTGCGTAGCGATACCCTCGGCTATCCCGCAGGCAAAACACTGACCGACCTGCAGTACAAGCGTGGAGTCATCTACGATTACGCCGGCCGAGAGATTCGACCAATTCACATCGACGCCATCTAAATCAATCGGGGACTTCGGTCCCCTAACAGCGAAAGGAAAGCGAAATGGAACAGCTCTTCACCCGCCAAGGCGAACTTTACGAACAAGCGCCTTCGTTCAACAAGGCCGGCAAAGCCATTTACACGCGCTACATTCAATGCGACCGCTGCTGTGTTGTAAACGGAAAACGTCTTTGGGTCCGCTGGATTGAGAATGGCGCACCGCGTAGCAATATCGGGTTCGATTGTTGGACTTGCGGCAACACCGGCATCAAAAGCTCCCGTAAGGAACGCCTGTACACCGCCGAAGAGCTGGCAAAGGTCATAAAGACCGCCGAGACCGCTAAAGCCCGCAAAGAACAAGCATATGCTGAACGCAAGAGAAAAAACGATGAGAAAAGAGCAGAGCAGTTCATTGCCTACTACCTCAAGAACTCAGAGTTCATCGATTCCCTGAAAGGGCTGTGCAGCGGTGACGAATCCAACTTCTGGGACCGTATGTGCTCAGAGTTCATGTACACCATGAAAGAACCCACAGACAAAGTCTTGGATATGGTTGCCAAAGAAGTTGCGAAGCGTGCCGCCAACACCCAAAGCCAATACATCGGCAACATCGGGGATGCAGTTACCCTGACAGTCACCATCGAGCAGGTCATCGTTTTGTTCAGTGAACTGTACGGGAACAACTATCTGAACATCTGCCGTGATAAGAACAACAACGTCGTGGTCTACAAAGGCAAGACCGACATCGGAGACCCGGGCGAAACCATTACCATCAAAGCTTCAGTCAAAGAGCACCAGCTCTACGACGGAGTTCAGCAGACAGTTATCCAGAGACCTAAACTAATCAATTAAATCACGGGGACTTCGGTCCCCTTGTTGTTTACTAAACAGTGATACAATTGGTTTATCTCAACTAACGAGGTAGCCAAATGGAAAAGCCTCCGCGCAAGAAACCCGGGCCGCCAAAAGGCACAGGCGGACGCCCATCTAAATACACACCAGAACTAGCAACAGAGATAACACAGCGCCTCTCTGAAGGAGAACCTCTACGCCAAATCTGTAGAGATGACCATATGCCTGAGTGGCGCACTATTTATGATTGGATGTATCGCAACGAAGAATTATCCACAGCCATCGCGAAAGCCAGAGAATTAGGGCAAGAGGCAATCGCCGAAGATATTCTCAACGAGATTAACGCTGACCCTGAGCGCATATTGTCTGAGGGCGGTGGTCGAATCGATGCTGGATACGTGCAACTGATTCGTGCCCGGGCAGATATCAAACTGAAGCTGCTGGCCAAGTGGAACCCGAAGCGTTACGGTGACCGCATTGCTCTTGCCGGTGATTCTGAAGCGCCTGTCGTTGTACAGAATCAAAACTCGGAAGAGGTCCGTGAAACTCTCAAAATATTGGAGATGAAAATCCGTGGAACAGAATGAACTGCCCGTGAAGAAAATCACTTTGGAATTCACCGCGCCTGAAGTGAATATGGTGCTCTCTGCTCTGAGCGCACTACCGACTGGTCACGGTGTCTGGCCGCTGGCTATGCGAATCAAGCAAGAGGCAGAAAAACAGCTGCCGCCAGAAATCAGTGCTGGAACTAGCTGACAAGATTCAATCGCTGTCACCGCACGAACAAGTAGCGGTGGCGGCGAGAATCAAATGGCTGGCTACTGCTCACAAGTACCAAGTCCCTCCTCCCCTCGAGGTGGACTACACAGTGTGGATGATGCTTGCCGGGCGGGGAGCGGGGAAGACTCGCTCTGCTGCCGAAGCCCTCTGGTGGTGGGCATGGACTCATCCTGAATCCCGGTGTCTAGTGCTGGCCCCTACGTCTAATGACGTGAAGTTCACCTGCTTCGAGGGACAGTCAGGGCTATTGTCTGTAGTCCCGCAAGCCCTGATATCCGACTACAACAAGCAGGACCATCAGATAAAGCTCGTTAACGGGTCAATCATCAGAGGCATCTCTGGCGACTCGTATGAGCGTCTACGCGGCCCACAGTGGCACTTCGCTTGGTGCGACGAATTAGCAGCCTTTCAATACCTCAGAGACGCGTGGGACATGATGATGTTTGGTCTGCGTCTTGGGGAACAACCCCGGGTCATTGTTACTACAACGCCGAAGCCTAAAGACCTAATCCTCGAACTGGTCGATAGAGAAGACTGCATCGTCGATAGAGCAACGACGTATGAAAACATCAACAACCTAGCGCCGTCGTTCGCACAGCAGCTAGAGCAGTATCGTGGTACCAAGCTCTTTGAGCAGGAAGTCTTGGGTGAGATTGTTGACCTCGAGGACGGCAAGGTTGTCAGCCGGAATATGTTCCGCCTGTGGCCCGCTGAGAAGCCTTTCCCGAAGTTCGAGTTCATCGTCCAGTCTTACGATTGCGCCTTCAGCGAGAAGACCTACAACGACCCGACGGCCTGTACGACGTGGGGAGTCTTCAAGCCGATGGATGGCCCGATGTCTGTCCTGCTGATTGACTGCTGGGCTGAACACCTATCGTTCCCTGACTTGAAGCCTCGGGTGATTGATGAGTTCAGGGTGTCATATGGCGAAGGTAAAGATGCGAAAAAGCCTGACCTGATTCTGGTTGAGGATAAGGCTGCTGGCATTTCACTGATTCAGGAACTGCAACGCGCTCACTTGCCGGTGCGCTCTTATAATCCGGGGCGAGCGGATAAAATGCAGAGATTGCAAATTGCCGCAGCGATATTTGCAGCCAAGCGTGTCTGGTTACCTGAGTCGTCTGTCAAGAAGGGTTTTGTCAGAGACTGGTGTGAGGGCTTCCTCAGCCAGATATGTTCATTCCCCGATTCAGAGCACGACGATTATGTAGACAGTGCAACGCAGGCCGTTAGATTGTTGAAGGATATGGGTTTCCTAGACATCGACCCAGAGCCTCGTTACGATGATGATGACTTCATCGACATAAAACCCAAGAGGATGAATCCCTATGCCGAGTAAAGAGCAGTTACTAAATGAATATCTGCTTTCCGCAATGGATACCGGCAAAGTGGAAATGAAATCACCTCGAGCGGGTAAGGGCGGGGAAGCTCTAGTGACAGCCGCTGAAAACGTCTTACCGTTTGTCGGTGCCGCTAAGTCTGCCTTTGAGGGTGACTACAGAAATGCGATGATTCAAGCCGGCCTAGACGTAGCCCTGCCGCCCGCTGTAAAGGGCGCTGCTGCACTGGGCGGTAAGTTCCTAGCGCCCGCACTGATGGGTGCCATCAAGGCTTACCACGGCAGCCCGCACAAGTTCGACAAGTTTGATATGTCAAAGATTGGTAGTGGCGAAGGCGCACAGGTTTATGGACATGGTCTGTACTTTGCGGAGAACCCGAATGTTGCGAAAGGCTATCAAGTTCAATTAACAAGAGCTGACAGAATTGGCCCAACAAAAGCTGGCATGGCTATGGTT